AAATAGGATGTATGACACTCTTGAAGAATGCGTTTTAGAAATTGAAGAATTAAAAGATGAATTATCTATGATTCAAATGACTCAAACAAATAGTGGCAGAGATCGTTGGGATACCCCAGAATTTGTTGTTGGTACTGGCAAAAAAAGCAAGATGCGTAAAGACCGATATTCTGCATTATTGATGGCGAATATGGCCGCAAGAATTATACAGAGAACACCAACCCAAGAAATGTATAATTTTTATGGAGGTTTTGCTACTGGCGGTCATTATAAGAAAAATATAGAAGATCGTATGTACTCTGGTCCTAGTTGGTTTACTGATAACATGAAAGATGTGTATTAATATTTGGTAATCCGATTACAATCCAATTGAGGTAAAAATGAATAATGATAATAATATGATAACTTGGTCTGATGACCCAAACAGCAAGTCTCAGGCTATGTCTCAATTTTCTGATAATGTGGATTTTTATGGCGGATTATCAAAAACACAAGGTAGTACATATCGACATTTTATCGATGTGGAGCCAAATAGATCTGTTAAACCCGGATTTACGCATTTAGATTATTATGCGTTTAGACCCAATGAAGCAGTTCCAACACAACAAAGACGCGCCATCAAAATGTGCATGGACGCCTACGATAAAGTTGGTATTATTAGAAATATTATTGATCTTATGGGTGATTTTGGTTGTCAAGGTATTCAAATAGTTCATCAAAATAAAACTGTTGAAAAATTTTATCAACAATGGTTTCGAAGCATTAATGGAAAAGAAAGATCAGAAAGATTCTTGAACAATCTCTATAAGACAGGAAATGTTATAGCTTATAGGAGTTATGCAAAAGTCACTCCAAAGCTAAATAAGTATATGAAGTCTTTGGCCAATGACATTAAAGTTGAAGTGCCAAATATGACCAATAACGTCATTCCTTGGAGATATAATTTCTTCAACCCATTGACTGTAAAAATGAAGGATGGTCAACTATCTATATTTATGGGAACTCCAGCTTACGCAATAAACTTAGGCTCATTTTTTGATAGATTTACTGAAGGCGATATGCCTATCAACGTAATAAATAGTTTGCCAGATAATGTCAAGCAGGCGTTAAAGAATGGACAAAAAGAGGTTCCCCTTGATCCAGATAGAATTTGCGTTTATCATTATAAGAAAGATGATTGGCAACAATGGGCCAATCCAATGATATATGCTATATTAGACGATATTATTATGCTTGAGAAGATGAGGTTGGCTGATTTGTCTGCTTTGGACGGCGCTATTTCTAATATAAGATTATGGACTTTGGGCAATTTAGATCACAAAATATTGCCAAATAAAAATGCTATAAATAAACTTAGAGATATTCTCGCTAGTAACGTTGGTGGCGGTACAATGGAGCTTGTTTGGGGTCCAGAACTAAGTTTTAAAGAATCAAATAGCGAAGTCTATAAATTTTTAGGATCCGAAAAGTATGCCGCTGTTCTAAATAGTATTTATGCTGGTCTGGGTGTTCCGCCAACGCTCACCGGGATGGCTACAAATGGTGGAGGATTCACAAATAATTTCATTTCGTTAAAAACTTTAGTAGAAAGACTCCAATACGGTAGAGATCAATTAATCAGATTTTGGGAAAAAGAAATTGAGATTGTTAGGCAAGCTATGGGCTTCAGATACAAAGCTCATATACAATTTGATCAAATGAGTCTTTCCGATGAGGCTTCTGAGAAAAATCTACTTATACAACTAGCGGATAGAGACATTATTAGTCAGGAAACCCTACTACAAAGATTTAAAGAAATTCCACAAATTGAAAAGATTAGATTGCAACGCGAAGTTAAAGATAGAGAAGATGATAAAAATCCAAACAAGGCTGGACCATACCACACGCCTCAACACAAAGAAAACCTTGAAAAAATCGGATTACAAAGTGGGAAGATGTTGCCCCAAGATGTTGGATTAAAAACAAGCGTTCCAAAAGATGTTCTCATACAACCAAAACCATCTTCTCCATTTGGTGGCGGCGGTTCACCAGCACCAAAAGCCCCAAACCCAAATGGTAGACCTCCAAATTCTACTGATACTTCTACTAGAAAACAAAGAGTTGCTAAACCTAGATCACAGCCTGGGGTGGCAGAATTATTTACTTGGGCTGATAAGGCTTGGCATGAAGTTGGCGATTCAGTAAAAGAAGCATATCTAGTTTCTTTAGGTAAGAAAAATGTAAGACAACTAACAAAAGCTGAATTCAAAAATTTACATAAAATTAAATTAGATGTTTTTACAAATTTACCAATTTGTGAGGATATTACAAAGCAAGATATTATTCAAATTTTAAAATCCAATAAAACAACTCCACAACAATTTATTGATAATCTAAATAATTCTCTTATAAATATGGACAATTCAACTATAGAAGAATATGATAGATTTATAATTGCAAGATATGTTGAACAAAATCTCTCTAGTTAGCTAAAATACTATTTTTGTGTATATTCTGATTGAGAGGAAAAATATGAAAGTATACCAACAAGAAATATTAGACGGTCTATCCGAACAGATTAAAGCGCAAGCAAGTATTGCTTATTGTGCGCCTGCAATTATTGTTGACGATATAGACGCCGATGATACTTGGAATGTATCTAGATCTAACATAAATAAAATTAAAGCATCAAGCAATCCAAATCAAGTTGATCTGTATTATCTTAAGTCTATTCTAGTTTCAACGGGTTGGAATAAGAATGACGATGTTTTTGATCCATTCCAAACATGGGCCGCAAAAAACACGCCAGAAGACAAACAGTTCAACTTTATGCATAATGAAAACGATATAATTGGTCATATAACAGGAAGCTATGTAGTTGATAGAAATGGTACTAAGATTGTATCAAGTGATATAGACAATCCGCCAGAAGAGTTCGACATAGTTACCGAGGCTGTTCTGTATAATAGTTGGACCAATCCAGAGAACAGAGAAAGGATGAGTAAAATAATAGCAGAAATCGAACAAGGTAAATGGTTCGTTTCTATGGAATGCCTATTTGCAGGATTCGATTACTCTGTTATAGATAAAAATGGCAAAGCAAAAACAGTAGCGCGTAGCGAGGAATCGGCATTTTTAACCAAACACTTAAAAGCGTATGGTGGAACAGGAGAGTACGAAGGCTATAGAATTGGTAGATCATTAAGAGATATTTCTTTTTCTGGTAAGGGTTTAGTATCTAAACCAGCAAATCCAAGAAGTATTATTCTTGATTCTAGCAAAGCTTTCTCTGTGACATTAGACAATAGTAATTCTAACGTTTCTAAAGGAGATATTAATATGTCAGACAATAACCTAGAGAAGCAGCTAGCTGATCTACAAAGTGAGTTAGCTTCTTCGAAAGAAGAGACACAAACAGTTAAGGCTGAGATCGAAACTGTTAACAAAGAATTTTCAGAAAAGGTTTCTGTTCTTGAAACAACCTTGGCCGAAAAAGATCTAGCACTACAAACATCAGCAGAAAAAATTGCTTCACTAGAAGCCACTTTAGCTGAAAAAGAAGACAAGCTAAATGAACTTTCTGCTGCTATGGATGAAATGAAAAAGAAAGAAAAAGATCGTATGCGTAAAGAAAAATTAGTTAAGGCTGGTTTTGAAGACGCAGAAGCAGAAGAATCTGTCAATCTTTATGATGCTCTTAGTGACGATGCTTTTGAAGCTGTGGTCGCCGCTATGAAGAAGAAGTGGGGCATGATGAAGGACAAGATGAAAGAAGAGAAGAAGGAAATGGCTTCAGAAACAGAAGTTGTAGCAGAAACTACAGAAGCTTCTGAAAAAGAAGAAGTTTCCGAAGAGCTTTTCGAAGAAGTACAAACAACAGAAGCCACGCTTGTAGATGCTTCTGATGTGGAAGATGAATTAGCTACTACAAGAGCTAGTGTAGCACAGTGGCTTGAACAAAACGTCCTAAATAAGTGATATAAAGGAGAAAAACTATGGCCCTAAAATCAGATAGATACGAGTTTCAAACTGATATCAGTTTCTTTTACAATGAAGGTACTGCTACTCGCGGTGGTGTTGTTGTGCATGACACTGCCGGTTCTGGCGCTGCTATGGATCAAGGTGTAAATCTTGTGAAGTATACTACCAGTACAGCAAGTGCAGTTCCTGTTGGCATCCTTCTTAACGATGTTGTTAATAAGGATCTAACCAGAACTCACCTTAATCAGCATAAGGATGAAGTCCAGAAGGGTGGTAAGGTTACTGTACTCCGCAAGGGTTATGTTGTAACCAACAGTCTCGACGGCGAACCTGCTGCTGGTGATGCTGCTTATCCTAGCACTCTTAATGCTGGCAACATCAGTACGGTTGCTAGCGGTGTAATAATCGGCAGATTCCTCTCATCAAAGGATGAGGACGGTTATGCCAAAGTAGAAGTCAACCTTCCCTGAGTATAAACAAAATAAAGGAGAATCAAACATGCCAATTAATCAAAGACCTAGTGATGAATTTATCACTCTCCTACGAAAGTCAGGGGATGCTGATATCAATGTCGCTTCTGCTGCTCAAAGAGAGTTTGCAAAAGCTTTAGAACTTCCTTTACGTAAGGGCGTTCTAGTCGGTAATATCCTTGGTAATATTTTTGAAACTATTACCGTGGAACCCGGTTCGACAACTGAATATCCTCTTGATCTTATTTCTCCCGGCCTAGAAGGTGAGCATGTTGCTTATACTAATCCTGGCCACGGCAGAATTCCAGAGCGTTCGGTTGAAGGTGATTATGTGATGATCCCAACCTACAGCATCACATCTTCGGTTGACTATCTACTTCGCTACGCTCGCGAAGCCAGATGGGATATCGTTGGTCGCGCCATGCAAGTTATGGAAGCCGGTTTTGTAAAGAAGATGAATGACGATGGCTGGCACACAATTCTAGCTGCTGGCGTTGATCGCAACATTCTTGTTTATGATGCCGATGCTACAGCTGGCTTATTCAGCAAGAGACTTGTTTCGCTAATGCAAACCGTTATGCGTCGTAATAGCGGTGGTAATAGTGCTTCGGTTGGTCGTGGCCGTCTTACAGATATGTATCTAAGCCCAGAGGCTTTAGAGGATATCCGTAACTGGGGTCTAGATCAAGTTGACGAAGTTACTCGTCGTGAAATCTACACTGCTTCTGAAGGTGGCGCTCCCATCACCAGAATCTTTGGTGTGAATCTACACGATCTTGATGAGCTTGGCGAAGGTCAAGAGTATCAGAATTTCTTCGTTAATGATCTTAGTGGCGCCTTACAGGCCGCTGATTTGGAACTTGTTATTGGTCTTGATCAATCAAGCAATGATAGTTTCGTCATGCCAGTAAAGGAACAACTACAAGTTTTCGAAGATCCAACACTACATCGTCAGCAACGCGCTGGCTATTATGGTTGGGCCGAGCTTGGCTTTGGTGTTCTAGATAACAGAAGAGTTATTCTTGGCTCTTTCTGATCTAAAATCAAAGTATTTTAGTTAACAATTGAGCCGCCCTCATTAGTTTGGGGGCGGCTTTTTTGTGTATAATATTGTAGATATCAACTATTAAGGACTCTAATTAGGAGAAAAATATGGCCGCATTATCGGACTACCTTGAATCCGCGCTTCTCAATCACATCTTTAGAGGAGATGAATTTCCAAAACCTAGTTCTATAGCTGTTGCTTTGACTAACTCACCGCCATTGGATTCTGATACTGGATCCACGATAGCTGAAATACCTTCTGGAATTGCAAAGGGGTCTAATTTTGTAACAACAAATTACAAAAGATTGAGTTTAGGTAATCCCGCTGTAAGTGGTAATAGCATTTGGAATTCTGTTGGAATAGATGATTTTACTATTTTTCAAATTTATGGCACAAGTAGTTCTGGTGATACCGCTGGTATAAGTGGTTATTTTTATCCACTATATTTAAATGAATCTACAGCTAATACTAGCGACAGTTCTAATGGTGGACTAGGTGTATCCGACGCTTATAGATTTATTGAATTTCCAGGCGTAGTATTTTATTCACCAGACAGTCTTCAAGAATCTGGCGTTCATGAAAACCCAGGATATACGGATTATGATGGAAATGGGTTTATCAAAAATTCTTATCAACTAATATTTGACACAGCTTTAGAGGATTGGGGTTGGATTTCTGGTGTAGCTATAGTTGATACATCCAATCACGCTTCTGGCAATGTACTTATGCACTCACAATTGTCCAATCCCAGATATGTTTATACTGGCGACAATATCAAATTCGATATCAATTCATTAGAAATAAGCCTTAAATAAGAAAGTGACCAAGAATGATCTTAAATAAAGACGTTCTGGTTAGTAATATATCGTCAGAAATATCTGATAATTCAACAGGCCAAATATCACCATATGATATAAGGCATAATTTATTAGATATTATAGATTCTGTTCATTTACTAACCAAAGGTTTTCCTCTTGATGGTTCCAATTTTGGAACTAATCCAACTCGCACAACAAGAGTTGGAGAAGATGCCCTATCTAAAATTGCGCTTGCTGGTTATTTTAGTATAGATAATACAGCTGTTGGTCATTCTGCATTAAGAGCTAATTATCAAGGTATAAAAAATACCGCTGTTGGTTCTCAGGCATTATTCTGTAATGTTTATGGAGAAAATAACGCCGGGTTTGGTTATGGAGCATTGGGAGGAAATACTACTGGATATGGCAACGTTGGGTTAGGCAATTTTACGTTATATAACAATAAAAATGGAAATTTTAATATAGCTATAGGTCATGGTGCTGGATATTATGCACATGGCTCCAACAATAAGCTCTTTATAGCTTCACACAATGTTGACTCTAATTATATATGCGATAATCCTCTAGGTTCTGGATTGAAGCCCCTAGTCTATGGAGATTTAGTAGAGCTTAGATTTGGTATAGGTGTTAATAGTTTACACTCTGATGGAACGCTACAGGTTGGTGGTCATGCTACACCGTCTATAAATAATTCTTATAACCTTGGCTCATCATCTTACAAATGGCAATCTATATATCTATCTAATAGCATAGTTTTCAATGATGGTATAACACTAGATCAAGCGGATAACTCGTCGTTACAACTTAATTCAAATTTTGTTTCGCAATCACATAATACATACAGCCTTGGGTCACAGGATAATCTTTGGGCCTATGCATTTTTCAATAATTTATATGTTAGCGGCGTTGCTACAATCAATAGATTTAATGCTATAGAAAATTGCAACTATTTTTGTAAAACAATAAATCTTGCTAGCAGTGGTAACATAAGCTTAGACGGCGGTGGGCCAAACACATTATATGACTATTCTAGTGAACCTAGCCCAATTGTCTCAGATTGTGAGTATTTAACGGATGAACAGTTAACTGGCGCTGGATTTAATATTCAAGCTAGTGGGGAGGATTATTTAAGAGAATATTCTTTCTTATTTGCCCCAGTTAATAATAATCTTTCATGCTTGCAAAGCGATAGTCCTTATTCAAGATCGTCTTGGAACAGTAATATAAGCATTCACTTAGCTTCTGGAACACACCTGCTTAGTGATCGCATAATATTTCCTTCGTCTATAAATATTGCAAATAGTTCTGGTTGTTTTGGAATATTCTCAAAAAATGAAGAGCTGTTCTTCTCTCACGAAGATATTATTGGTTATAATGAACACCCAAGCGGTTATTTGGCTGGTGTCGGCAATATTAATTTTTATTCATCTTCTGGCAATAACCAAGATTATGTAATAAATTTTGCTTCACCAGAGTCTGGCGTTATAATACGTCAAAGATTTTTAAATGGAATTAAAGAAAAAAATGTTGATGCCCTCAATTTAGATAAAGATAAATTAAATGGATTTGAAATCCAATCAATAGATGATTCTAATGGAGCATTCTTTGGGCCGACATCTGATAGATTAGTTATAGGTTCATATTACGATACCTCAAAAGTTATAAATGCTATAACTCTAATGAAAAGTGATGTTGATGAAGGTATTTTTGGTGTAACAAATTTAACACCAAATTCAGAAACCATTTTGCCAGAAACAGCTTTTAACGTAAGATCTGGTAGCAACTCTATAGGTAGATTTACTGCTGAAAATGAATCGTCTACAATAGCTGCAATACAATTATTAGGCGGCTCCAACTGCCTTGAAGATGGTTTTGAAATATCCCATTTAAATGGTAGCGGCTTATCTGATATAAGTACGTATGTAGATTCTGGTAAAAATATCTTTTTAAGATTCTACGATAACAATACGCTGGGCTTATTTACGTCTAGTGGTAGCAAACCTACCGCTGGAGATATGTTCACTATGGGAGATAGTTTCCATAGTAATGCTATCATAAGTATGCATCAGAACACTGAAACCATTGGTTCAAGAACTGGGTATGCCAAGCTTTATGTAAAAGAAAAAGTTAGACCAAACCAACAACATTCCATTTATGTTACTGATGGTGGTGCGTATCTACATGATCTAATAGTTAATCCTTTTGATGTTACGGATGCTCGTGGTTTGTATACGGATCCTTCGGGAAATACTTTCGGCGGCTTATATTGTCCAGATAATAGAATAGACTTAAATGGAGCATTTAGAAATACTGCGATAGGCAGTGGTGCTATTTTCAGTATTATAAATGGTGACGATAATACTGTTTTTGGAACAAATGCTGCTAGCGGAATAACAGGCGGAAATAGAAATAATGTTTTTGGTTCTAACAGTGCAAATTCTATAGCTAACGGTAACGATAATATTGTTCTAGGTTACAATTCTTTTAGAAATTCTTCTTCTGTCAGTGAGAATATAATCATAGGTAACAATGTAGGCTCTGGGATAACCAACAATTACAACTTTATAGTTGGACAATCTTCAAGAATACTTTTAGAAGGTAAGTTGGGACCATCTAATAGTAACAAGTATTTGGCTATGCCTAGTGGCGGTAGGTTTCTTGTGAATGATTCAACCAATACCGATAGTTTACAGATAAGAGCAAATTATATCGATGTTATAGATCGCGGTGGAAATGATTACCCCAATAACACGCTAGCATTTACATTTAGTGGAAATGAATTTGGAGAATTGTTTAGACTAAATCACGCCGCAGATCCGATGACAAA